CAATTCGATTTTCAGAAAGCTGAATTCTTCGCCAGAAAACCAACCAATAGAACCAAAAAATCTTGCTCGTTTTCCTTTGAGATAAATTACTATGCTCATTTCAATTTCCTTTCATTTCTTTTGTGAATATTCCGTAAAATACGGCAATCCTGATGTTTTTATAAATCTAACAACTTTTCTTTCGTCCTCAAGCTCGCGGCCCTTCGTGAAAACCAGCAGCCTGGCGTTTTTGTGATGCTGTGCCGGGATTGGGTCGTCTGGGTTGTCCATGTCAGAGTTGTAGTTTATGAGGAAAGCCACCAGGTCGGCATCATAAATAATTTGACCGCTCCCACGTAGGCTTGAATTGGTCGGCACGTCGCTATTCATACCTGATTTATTCATGCTATGAATGACAACCCCAGCCAGATTAAGTGCCCTTGCAACCCGCTTAATATTCCGGCTAATCAATATGGTTTGATCGTTTTCTTTCAGGCCAATTCCGTCATTCAACAGGTACAGGTAATCGACGATAAACCATTTAATATTGTGTTCGGATTTCAGCCTGTCCATGTCGGCGCGGATTGAAGCGGTTGTCTGCTCTGGATTATCTGAGATAAACACGTTTGATTTTTCAAGTTTTCCGAACGCTTCTGAGATTGGCATAAATTCGCCGTCGTTGATATTTCCGGTTTTCAACTGGCGGGAATAGACTTTTGAATAGCCGGAAACCAGGCGCCGCACAACAGACATACCGTTCATTTCGAGACTGTAAATTACACCCGGGGAATGGAAACCCATTTGTACCGCCATCTGCATGGCAATCATGGATTTACCAACACCAGAGTCACCGGAAATAATCATTGTTTCGCCGGTCTGCATCCCCCCGGTAAGTCGGTCAAGCGCCGGATAGCCTGTCTGTATTCCCCAAATGTCCGTAGGGTTGGCGCGGCGCTCCAATATTTCATCATGCAAATCTGACAATAGATTTCTAATCGGCACCGCGCCGCCTTTGATGATTGCGGTATTGGCAACCTTATTAACGTGGATGCTGATTTCAGAGTTAATGTCGTTGTCCGGGTCATAGGCCGCCTTTGCCAATTCGCTGGCGTGGCGTAACAGGTTGCGCCGGGTAAAATCCTCTTTCACCCGGGAGGCGTAAAATTCGGCGTTCATGCTGCTAGGGCAGGCATTGACCATTCCGATAATAAACGATTGGCCGCCAATTTCATCAAGTTTCTGGGAGCGCTTCAATTCCTCGCATAGGGTTACATAGTCTATGTTATCGCCTTTTTGCCATAGGCTCTCGATTGCCTGCCAGATAAACCGGTGACTATGCTTATAAAAACTATCCGCTGAAATATCCAGCTTATTAAAGCACGGCGGGTCAATAATTACAGACCCGATTAACGCGCGCTCTGCTTCCTCTGAGTAAATTATTTGTTCGTTCATTGAGCCACCGAATAGCCCTGTAAAAGTTTCGCCCTCGTGTTATCCAATTGCTTCAACTTCGCAGAACCCTGAACCCGAATGCTATTCGCCGTCTTTATCGCGCCGGATAATGATGTTAAATATCTGGCATTGCCTTTATTCGCGATATGCCATTTTAACCCTTCCATAATGTCATCCTCAGTTATTCCAAGCTCAACGAATTCGTTAATCATTTTAATTGAGTTTTCCCCTTCCGGTAATAATCCTGTGACTTGTTGGAGTTGCTTTCTGATGGTGTCGAATTTGTCAGGAGATTGTGACTCTTCTTCTGGTTTAATACTCTGGTTAATCTGGTTAAGTATCACAGCTGGTGATACACTTTTATCACCGTTTGATACAGTCTTTTGCTCATTTGATACAGTTTTGTTTAGTGTATCACGCGGTGATACAGTCGGTTCTTTTTTATTTGCGCTTACATACCCAGGCGTTTTATAGATATTGAATCTGTATGATTCTCTGTCAACGATTAACAGGTTCAGCTTTTCGAGTTCCTTTAGCGCCTTCTGAACAGTGTTTACCGCGAGATTGACACTCTTTGAGATTGTACGCAAACCAGGGTATGCAATCTCTGTTTCTCGGTTGATTGAAAGCGCTATGAATATCCAGACCTTTAGCGCATCACTTGAAATATTTGTTAGTTCTGTTTTGAATGATGTTGACAACTTAATAAACGCCTGCTGCTCCACCTTTTCAAGTCGTCCATTTGTGCGCCTGATAACCGTTCTTGGCGCTTCAATCTCAACAGACGATTCTTGGTATCCAGCGCCAAGCATATCTATAGCGTCCTGAACTTCCTCTGAGATTTCATTTTCCATAATTAACCTCGCAATGCAGAAAACCCACCTGGGGTAAGTGCGAGTTACGCCAGGTGGGTGATTTCACGATTTCAGCAAACCTCGCACGTTTGTACCTCTATTATACCACGTTTTATTGTCCATGTTACACCCAGTTTTAGAATTTGAAAGCCGGGTTGTCATCACATGAGATACCGCCAGGGCTTTCTACTGGCGTAATCATTGAGGTGGCGACGTGTCCGGCAATCTCAAGCTCATTTCGGGCGACTGCGAGATTTTCAATTGACTGACTGATAATCTCAGGCTGGGCGTTGTTGAGGATATTTGACTCAACCATGCCGGAGTAAAAAGCAACCTCTGCCCGGATTTCTGATAGTACTTCTGCTGCTGTTGCGGTTGTCAGGTGGGTCATTTCAAATCCTTTCTAACCAAAGTTTTCTTTCCAAACTCTATCATAAGCCAGTTTGTAAATTTCTTCTTTTCCCCGATTCCGGCATTCCGAATAGCAATAATCGACCTGCCAATGATAATCAGAACGCGGATTATTATTGGCGTAAGAACTGAACCAAATCATTTTCCTGCATTCATCATAAAGCGCCTCATCATTCATTTTTTTGACACCGTTCACATAATCAATTCTTGGTTCGCCGTAATTGTCAACGCCCGTATAATTTGCGTTGCATGAACCACACCATCCATTTTTATCAATAACGCCTTCAACAACCGGCTCCAATCCGCATAATGAACATTTGCCGAATGCAGTCATTTCAATTCCTCGCTTTCTGCGTACAGCTTTTCGTATTCTTCCAGAATGTTTTTTGGAATGAATACAAGCTCATATCCCAGGGCATCCAGAATATTGCGAACATTTTCCAGGCGTGGGTTAGTGATATCGCGCTCAATCTCAGAGATGGTATTTCTGCACACCCCTGATGCAGCCGCAAGGTTTGACTGAGACAGTTTTTTAATCTCGCTCTGTTCTTTTACAAGTTTTGGAAAATTTTTATAGTTCATCTCAATTCCTTTCGTGATTAAATATTTGTTATCTCATTACTCTGTTTACTGTCTCAATAATGCCATCAGACCATCTTTTTTCTTCATCAATTTGGTATATGTAATTTCGTGCAATATTCTGTATATGGTCTGCGTCCGATAGATTATTTATTGGATATTCTGAGATTTTTCTGATAATGGATTCAGTTTTTGCAATCTTCTCTTTGAGTCTTGCAATTTCACTGATTAGCTTTTCTTCTTTTGTTTTCATCTCAATTACCTTCGCGGCGGGAATTTCACCCGCCTATTGTTTTCAGAAACCCGTTACGTAACAGAGTTTTTACAGTTCCAATTTTTGTTGCCCGGCTTCCTCAAGAGCGGCGGTAATAACTGCTTGCGCTTCTTTTGTTGCCATCTCAGACGGGAGCCATTCGTCGTTTATCAGCTTCGCGTCCAGCCATCGCCGGATTGCCAGGACTTCCGGGTTTGTTAATTCCTTGACGCTTGATTTACCGACCAGGTAATTCAAAACCGTGTGCCGTAATTCGTCCGGCTTATCCTGCCCGATAAAGCACATCTCAAGATTGGGAGCTATCATGTTGCGAAATTGAGGATTTACGACTTTGTTTTCTTTCTCAAATTTAATCCGCATGAAGTTAATGTTTTGCTTAAGTTGCTCTGGCGTGTATGGGCGCAGAGAGTCCGTAGCCTGCTTCTGCTCTGGCTGTTCCTGTGGCTCTGGTTGTTCATCTACCGGAAAGCCCATATCTTTCAACGTCTGAGCCTCGTTTATGACAACCGGTCTCTCTTCTGGAATGCTGATGCTGATAACTGGTTCGTCCATATCATAGCCGCCAGAAGCGCCGTTCATCAGGTAATCAGGAATGATAATATCAAAGCGCTGCCGAATGGCATTCTTAGCGGCGCGCTTCTTGGCGCGCTCGTTCCTGTCCCACATCTCAGGTTTGCGGCTTCCAGTTGGCTTGCCGTTCTCATATTCCAACTTCGAGAATGATTCGTCTTTTGAAACCACACCAACCGCCCACCAGGTAGGCTTTTTCCCAGTGATTTCCTCTGCCTTCGCCATGAGTTCGCTAAACCCAACGCCAGGGAATAAGCCCTGTAATAACTTCGTGGTGCTTAATAAATCTCCCAGCCACTTCGATTGAGAAACCGTGTCTGTTAGAACGGCTTTCCATGCCACATCACCATCTTCGAACACAGCTTCTTCATGGGTTGCAAGGCTATATTCAATGGCGAACTGTGCGCCGTCCATTTTCGCAATCTTGGCTTCGCGGTCTAACTGCTCGCGGGCTTTGCGCCGTAGACCAGCAACACCAGGAACTACGCCAATCCCATCGATGAAATAGCATTCTCCGGCAAATGGATTAAGGTTGTTTGTGATGGCATAGACCGCCAGCGAGAAAACCTCTGCATCTGCCAGCTTGCGCGTACCTACAATCATAGTTTTAATCCGGTCAATAACCGCCTGCTTATCGTCCCGGATATTTTCCCATTCCTGCGCAAGCGCCTTTTCTTTATACTCCTGATTTACTCGTACAATATCTTTATCGCTCATTTTCAATTCCTTTCGTTTCAATCCTCAAAATAAGATTTAATCAGCGCGACCGCAAGAAGATAATCGCGCTCGAATTTTGTACCGGCGTGGTTTTCTTTCACAGCGGTTTCAAACTCCTCAATCGTTCCCCAAAAACAGCCGGTCTTTATCATGATTGACGCTTCATGTTTAACGCCAATCAATATATCGCCACGACTGCCAATCGGAGAGATTGAGATTATTCCTTTTGCGTCCCGCAGGTCAGCGCCCAGCAGGTCAGCGCTCCACAGGTTAGCGCCACTCAGGTTAGCGTCCCGCAGGTTAGCGCCCCGCAGGTCAGCGTCCCACAGGTTAGCGCCACTCAGGTTAGCGTCCCGCAGGTTAGCGCCCCGCAGGTCAGCGTCCCGCAGGTCAGCGCCCAGCAGGTCAGCGCTCCACAGGTTAGCGCCACTCAGGTTAGCGTCCCGCAGGTCAGTGTAACGCAGGTCAGGACGTTCGTTTTTCTCTCTCGCGTCCGCAATGATTTTTAGCACTTCGTCTCTGGTCATTTTCAATTCCTTTCGTTTGAATTAGTTTATAAATCTACCCATAGTATAACATATTACTATTATAATTGTCAAGCAAATTGCGAAATTGGTATTGCATTGTGCTAGAAATTGTGGTAGAATATTATTATGATGACGACATTAAAAAATCCTCAAGGGGTTGCAAAACTACGGCTCGGTAAACTGCTGAAAGAGCGCGGGCTGGGTATCTGTGAATTTGCCGACATGTGCGGGCTTGAATACCATGCGGTTGGGAAGCTGGTCAAGAACGGCTGGGCGCGCATAGGGTTCGACACGCTGTATTTACTGGCTCATGCGCTGGGGGTGCAGGTTGGGGATTTATTTGAAGAAATAGTGGTTGAAGAAACTTAAAAACTGAGACAACGCATTGAAACCGAGTAGCCACAATTACAGTAAACGGTAAGATGCGCTCAAAATACACGGGCTGAACGGTGGCTAGATGCCCAATTCCCCGGCGGCGTGGTGAAAAGGCGGACAGCTACCGAAAAAAGCGTAAAGATGCAGCTAGCAACTGACTACCACGCCACGTATAGAATACGCCTACCGTCCGGCGTGATAAATAGGCGGTTTGAATGATTTATTCCGCGTTACTTCAATAAAAGGCAGCCTGGCCAGCAATGCCGGAAGAACACCGCCCCCTGTGGCGAAAATGCCGGTTCGATTCCGGCACGCGGAACAGGCAAAGCCTTTATAGCCCGGAAAGAGCGGGCAAGCGGTAATTTCTCCTACACCGCGGAGCCGGTGGAAGCCCGGCAAAATAAACGAGAGGTGAAGACTGCAATGCCTGATAAAAATACTTTTGCGAAAGATTTTATTGAATTTCTGTTATGTCATAAAAATATAATTGAAAATGTTGAGTTTGAGGTTAAGCCGTACATATCAAACGAGGACATTTACATTAAAGAAAAGCCCATGTTCTCATTTTCAATTGGCGGGATAGAGGTAAGCGGGTTTGGTTTATCTGGAGTAAATATTTGCTTCTTCATAGACAACAAATATTTTGAATACGACGGCAACCGGAGCGCCACCGATATTTTCTCCATGATAGAAAACATTTACATGGAGAAAATCAAACAGGATAATGCAGAACGAGAAAACAGTGTAATCAAAAGCTGTTACGAAAAGATGGCAAGGACAGTGTGCCGAACATGAAAGCCCACAAAGTAGACGCAAATCAATCTGCAATCGTTGAGGCGGTGCGCAAAGTAGGCGCGGAAGTACAGGATTTATCAGCGGTCGGTGGCGGCTTTCCTGACCTGATTGTTCTGTTTCGTGGCAGGCTATTTCTGTTCGAAGTCAAGGTAGTTGGAGGGAAGCTCACGCCGAAACAGATTGAATTTATCAAGCGTTGGGGAGAGGTTGTCAATATTGTGCGATCTCCAGAGGATGCTCTGGCGGCAATTGGAGCAATTGAAATACAGGAGGTGAAATAATGCCAGTACTTGAGTTTTGGATTGGCGTAATACTTGGCGCATTGTTTGTTGTAATGGCGATTAGCGCGGCGAAAGGAAATTAGCGGTTGCATTTTATCGGTTTCGTGCTATACTGGTTATGTAAGTTCATTTCAAATTCCTTTCGTGAATAGCGGAACCCCGGCTTCCTCCTGTGCCGGGGTTCTTGCTTTCTGTACGGGCGTACATGTTAGCGTTTCGTTACATTTTCCGGGGTCGGCCTCCTTTCTTTCCGTTTTCGCGGCTGCTCAACGTTTTGCGTTCTGATTTCGCCTTACCCCCAATGCGCCCCAGGGCAGCGGCTGCCTGGCTGATTTCTTCATCAGCGACTTCTATCTCAATTTCTACTATATCAGCCATGTAGCCTGCTTCGCTTCGTCCAATGTCGGTAAGTTTTCTTGTCAATTCGTCAATCGCGTAATTGTTAGATGGGTTGGATGTCATCCGATACCATCTGCCGGAAATTTTGACAAACCACGCTGTACGGTAATATGTACCGCCAGAGCGGAAACTTTCCAGGTCGCGATCTCTTGAAATCTGCTCACACACTGTGTTGATCGTCCCCTCGTAATCTGGAACATTCACGGCGCTTACAACCAGGCCGCTGCTGCCATCTCGACCGACATACTGTTCACAACCGGCTGTGTAGCCAAATCCAACTTTACTTCTGCGGGTGATTTTTACGGTTTTTGTATTCATTTTATCTCTCCTGTTTCTGGTTGGTGTCTCTGTTTGTTAATAATAGTATATACCGGAACGCTTAGGTTGTCAATAGGCAATATTGATTTTTGGAAAACCTACACACGTTGTTCTATATTGTTCTATTATTACGGTATCTTGCATGATGGTGTATAATGGAACTATGAAGCCGAAATGGGAATCAATAAAAATAACGCTCGGAGAGATTCAGGGCTGTGAGCGCAATCCGCGCATGTCTACAGTGGCGCAGGCAAAGCGTCTGATTGAGAGCGAGAAGAAATTCGGGCAGCCGTTGCCGTTCCTGGTAAATCCTCCTGTAGATGGAAAATACCTGTTGCTGGACGGTCATCAACGTTTAGCTGCCTGGCTTACAGTTTACGGCGCTGAATTTGTGGTCGATGTGAAAATGTGCGAGCGGGCGCTCACAGAGGATGAACACAGGGAACTTATTATCACCCTGCACACCGGGGCAACCGGCTCATGGGATTGGAATGCGCTTAGTAGCTGGGATGCAACTGAATTACAGGATTGGGGGATGGGTGCGGAAACGCTGAAAGAATGGAATAACGACGCGCTCAACCTGAAAGAGATGTTGCTGGCAGATAAACCACAGACAGACGATGCAGAGCCACAGATTGATAGGGCGGAGGAACTCAGGGGAAAATGGGGGGTTGAGTTTGGGCAATTGTGGCAATTGGGGGAGCATAGGATTATATGCGGGGATTGTACAGATAAAATTATCATTGATAAACTCGGAGAATTTCAATCAATATTTTTTGATCCCCCATACGATGCTGATAAATCAATTATCGATATGAGATGGTCATGCAATGATGTTTTGGTATTCACAGACCATAGACATTTATTAGATTGCGTAGATGGCTGGGAACATGAATTTAGATGTTTATTTACGTGGGATTGTTCCGCGTGTTGGTATACTCCTGGGTGGCCGCTTGCACGCGCAAAACATTGTTTATGGTTTGGAAATGGAAAATATAATCAGGACGGTGCATTTTATGGAACACCAGATAAACCGCACATAGTTTCAAATCCAAGAGGAGAATATTTGTATAATCCAGACCCGCGCGGAAAACATTTGTCAACAATTTATCAATCACAAATAACAAAAGAATTTGATGGGCATTCCCACGCAAAACCGGTTGAGTGGTTAATGATGCTGATTGGAAATTGTACAAGTGGAATTTTGTTTGACCCATTTGCCGGTGGAGGGTCGGCGCTTATTGCGTGTCAAAATTTAAATAGAGAATATCACGGCGTTGAGATTTCTCCTCAGTTTTGCGCCGTGATATTGGAGAGATTTTATAGCACTTTTAATATTATGCCGGAGTTGATTGAATAATATGGGCGCGCAAATCATTCTTAATGTAATACGCTTTACCAATAGAATCGAGCAATTGAATTACATCATTTGCAAATTTTCTCCAATCTATACTTTTTGCCAATGGATGATAATTCAATTTTCCGACCTTATACAGGTCAACAAATTCGCATGTCTGTTTAATAATTTCTATTGCGCTATCTGGATTGAGAACCGGCTCAAGGCTTACCCATGTTGTAATACCGGCATTATGAAATTGTTTAATTGTTTCAATTCTATCATGCGGAAATGCTGCTCCTGGCTCCCATTTTTCGGAATGTCCTTTATTCAACAGAGTGAGGGTAGTAGCAAACGCATCTTTTTTATCGAACAAATCAATATCTCGCAACGCACGACTCCCTCCTTTAGTCAAAACCTGAATAGCGATTCCGTTGCGTTTCAAAATTTTAATTGTTTCTCTTGTGACCATTTCTTTTTCATCAAACTTTTGATATGGGTCACACGTAAACGACAACAGCACGCGCTCATTTGTTTTTATGTTCGCGGATTCTTTTTCAACGTTTTCGAGAAAGTTTTTCCGAACAGACGGAATAATAAAATTTTCTCTGTATTTATGCAATGCGCTCGGCGCGTAGCAATATATGCACGCATGGTCACAACCAGAATAAACGTTACACGCCAATGCTGCATATTCTCTGGCTCTTCCTTTTGGCTCATAAATCATATTCATAATTTCATTTCCTTTCTAATCAATTGTAGCATAATAACGTTCTATTGTCAACAATTAAAGCGGACTGAACAAGATGACTGACGAAAGCAGTAATACAGCTGGCAACAGCAAAAAAGTTCCGGGTAAACCGTTCACCAAAGGCGACCCGCGCATAAACCGCAAAGGGAGACCCAAGAACTTTGACGCGCTGAGAAACCTCGCTCAGTCAATTTCACACGAACCCGCATTAGGCGCAGATGGGAAGCCAATTGTTATTGACGGCCATATTATCACAGTGGCAGAGATTATCATGAGACAGTGGATGCAGAGCAAAAACCCGCAATTGCAACAAGCGTTTATAAATTATGCTTATGGTAAAGTACCGGATAAAGTTGAGAACACCGGCAAAGACGGCGCTCCAATTGAAATTATTTCCATCGAGGTAATAAAACCAGATGGTGAATGATCTTGCAGAGATTACACCCGAAGGCAGAATGTTGCTGCACTTTCACCCCGGACAATGGCGGGCGTGGCATTCAGAGCGCAATACCGTTGCAATTATTGCAGGAACACAATCTGGTAAAACATCATTCGGCCCCTACTGGCTTTACCGCGAGATACAACGGCGCGGCCCCGGTGATTATATGGTTGTCACTCCAACTTATCCATTGCTTGCGGTCAAGGCGCTCCCTGAGTTTCTTAAGTTATTTCAAGGCTCCCTGCGCCTGGGGAAGTTTACGCAGTCACCAATAAAAAAGTTTGAATTCTCAGAACGCGGGCAAAATTCAGTATTCGGCAAAAGCGGAACAGAACAAAGCACCACTGTATTTTTCGGTCATGCTGGCGACCCGGACAGTCTGGAAAGCGCAACTATCAAGGGGGTTTTAGCAGATGAAGCCGGGCAAAAGGGTTTCCGGTTATCCTCCTGGCAAGCGCTTGAGCGGCGCTGCTCCATCTATGACGCGCGCAAGTTAATCACAACCACACCCTACAATATGGGATGGCTGAAAACTGAAATATTTGACAGGTGGAAAAACGGAGACCAGCAGATTGACGTAATCAACTTTCCATCGATTGAAAACCCGCGCTTTCCCCGTGAGGTTTACGAGCGCGCCAGATACAAGTTACCTGCCTGGAAGTTCATGCTATTTTACGAAGGCGTATTCACCCAACCGGCCGGATTAATCTACGACTGCTACAACCACGATACCCACATCATTAAATCATTTCCTGTTCCGCGTCATTGGCCGCGCATGGTTGGCGTAGATCCATTTGGAGCATACATTGCCGCCGTCTGGCTGGCGCTTGACACAGAAGCAAACAAGCTGCACCTATACCGGGAATATCGGGGGGAGTTTGGGAAAACAACGCCTGGCCATGCCGCTGAAATGCTCAAGCTATCGCAGGGAGAGACAATCTTTGTATGGGCCGGGGGTGGGCCGTCTGAACGGCAAGCCAGATTAGACTTTGCTGATGCTGGTATCCCGCTGCAAGAACCCGGCGTTACTGAGGTATGGAGTGGTATCGATAAAGTTTACCAACTCCTGAAAGATTTTACGTTGGTGATACATGATAACTGCAAGTATACTCAGGATGATCTGTCATCCTACAGCCGCGTGATGAAAGACGACGAAATGACAGATGACATTGAAGATAAAGAGTCTTATCACATGGCTGATGCTCTGCGATACATTATCGCGTGGATAACCAGACCACAAGAGACAACCGAAACGATATACGACCCGGTGCAGATCGGGAGAGGATGGTAATCAATGGGAATTAGAGAATCAATCAATAACACCGCAGCTAAAATATTTCTTGGCGACCGGGTAAAGACCCTGGATGCACTAACCAATCGCGTAATCGATGCCTACGAAAAGCGCCCGTATATGACGAACCCGGAACAATTCCGGGCAGCGCTTGAGGAACTCGACCCGCAAATGATTGACCTGCTGGTCAGGCAGATTGAAAACCGGGGCGTGTCTTATATGGATTACACCAACGAAACAATCCGTCTTGAGGTGGTCAGAGAAAGCCGGGAAGCGTACGTGTGGGATGTGGTAACTCAAGCGATTGTAGACCTGTGGACGAACTACGGTTTTACTGCGAATACAGAGGTGGTGCCAGACGACGACAACGCAAAAAAAACCTGGGAGGAGTTCTGGGCGGAAGCCCGCAATTCTACAGTATTGGGGCAGCGCTCAATCAGTGTATTGTCTCAGGAAACGCTTGTAGCCGGGGAAATTTTCTTCCTGGTTTACATCAATGCGGCAACCGGAGATTCAACGTTACGCTATCTTGAAAGCGAAGACGTGAAGGAAATTATCTACGCGGACGGCGATAACAAAACTCCGCTGTACTATGTTCGGGAATACGAAACCGCTAACCATGAACCCATAACCGCATGGTATCCAGACTGGCGCGCAACTCCCGACCAACTGAACGCAAAGAAAATCCCTGATGGAATAATCAACCGGGCTGTGTCTGAACTGCGCGAGGTAGACGGTTTCGAATTGGGAACAACCGTAAAATGCATTCCAGTGCAGCACAGAAAAAAGGGGAAATCAAATAGAGGCTGGCCGCTGATGACTGCTGGTATTGCATGGTCAAGAGCGTATAAAGAATTCTTACAGGACAGAGCTGCCGTCAGTAAAGCAGTCGCCACCTATGTGGATAAAATCACGGCCAAAGGTGGGCAGCGCGCAATCAACGCAATCAAGGCAAATTTACAATCCGGGCTGGTCACTAATCCCACTATGGGATATGACAATAATCCTGCCCCAATCGCAGGCTCGACCTGGCTACAGAATGAGCAACTAAACCGTGAACGTATGCCATTGAACACGGGCGCGGGAGATGCAGAAAAAGACGGCGCTCCCATGCTGGCTCAAGCAGGTTTGTCTGGCGGTGTGTTCTCTCATTATCTTGGTCGCGGTGAGGCTTACCGTCTTGCAACTGCCACAAGCATGGAGGGGCCGGTGCTGCGGAACTTCAACGGCTATCAACTGTTCTGGTCATCGGTTTGGCAGGACGTTTGCACTGTAGTCCTGATTGCAAAAGAGAAATACGGAAATGTATCATTTGACACATACGAAGCCAAAGTAAACCTTGACCCTGTCATTTTGATTGACCTTACCGAAATAAAATCTACCGGCGAAATGCTGGATAATTTCCATGACCGGGGGCTTGTGTCCACCGTCGAAGCCAGCAAAGTGGCAAACGAATTACTGCGGGTATCGTTGGATAAGTTGGGAGTACAAACCGCAGAGATATTCGACCCGGAAGGAACAGTCCCGGAGACTGAACCGGGAAGCGCAGACGTGGAGGCTGGCGAAAGCCAACAGTTTTTTCGTGGCTGAAAGCATAGACAACTACCGTTCGGCTTTACGATCTGCTGTACGTGGGCTGTGGAGTGGGGCATTCTCGTCTCAGCAATTTTATGATGCAATGCTGGACACCGTTAGTCTTGGCCTAAACAGCGCATGGAGAGAAGGTGCCGCGCAGATAGGGATTTACCCGGATGAATTCACGCAGTCAGAACTTGCCGCGAGAGATGAATTTGTTTTACGGCAATACCAGTACATCACAGGATTTGGGCAGTTTATTGAACAACATAGCAAAGCAAACGGCGGTAAACTCGGTGACGTAATGTACAGAATGAACATGTGGGTAAACCGATACAACGACGCGGTAAATCAGGCAATCGCAACGGTTGGCGGTGACAAAAAGCTGAAATGGATATTGGGGCCAACTGAGGAACATTGCCCGGATTGCGCAAAATATGCAGGGCGCATTTACCGTAAGTCAGTTTGGGACAGTAAGGGCATTGCTCCGCAATCAAATAATCTATCATGTCATGGTTATAACTGTGAGTGCCGACTGGAGCCAACCACAGAGCGGGCTACATCAGGCAGGCCGCCAGCACCGAGTGGAGGTTAAATGCCTGATGAATTCTGGGTAGACTCTCGCGGTTTTGCATGGGTTGGGGATGTGCGCCTGCCATTTAAATATTATCGAGAAACAAAAGTCCTTGAATTCGTGGACAAAGACCGCAGTAGGTCGGAGCAGCGCGGCAGCCGCATTATTCGTGTGACGGTAACAGAGATAATCAACAGCGAAAGGATTGTGAATAGATAGCGCACAAACTTGACACACATGATATAATATTTATAGAGCCGATGAGCCAAAATTCATCGGCTCTTTTTTTGTTTCTCGGAGGACTAAATAATGATTGACCACCCAATTTCAGACACTTATCTTGACCAGCAGCAGGCGCGTGTATTTGCCGCTCTATTGGCAGCCGGGGCATGGGATGTAACACCGCTTATTCTTCCGTGCGCAGGATTTGAATATGTTACTCTGTACATCAGCTATATCGAGGGAGGGCAGGCAGTTAATGGCGCGGTGAACTGGAAGATTGAATCCAGTCCAGACTCAGCCGGAACAATCTGGCATCAATTGGCCGTATACGATTCCGGAAACGTAATTATCAACGCAGACACTACCAGCAACCTGCAACGCGAAGATTTTTCATATGGAGCAACAACGGCAGCGATAGAGCGATTCCCATACGGTCCTATTCCAATACATGGCACAGCAGAACGATTGCGCGTATTCGCCCGCGAGATTGGCGACCTGGCTACCCCTGGAAGTTGTGAAATTGAAGCGAGGTTCTCATGACAAACATGACCAATCAATCGGATGACTCCTACGATTCAGAAGTTCTCGAAGACCATTTCCACACAAAAGAGCGCTGGTTTGGAAAGCTGAACCCGCAAACCGCTACTGATTGGGCTGAGGGCGCAAGCCTTAATCCGTATGTAGCCATCAGCGGTAACGGTGTCTATGGTGCAGGCGCAAACGATGAGGCGCTGGTGCTTGGGGTAGATGATAGCAGCACCGCTGATGGAATGTACATAGACGTTCACCGTATTTTTATCAGCAGCACAACCTCAATAACAGATTGGGTATTACGCATGATATGGGGAACGGGAACTATGGCCGCAGCAATTGCCGCCGGACAGTATTCAGAATTCATGTTTGATATTGCCGCCGCAAGCCGTAGCACTCCAGTTGATGTTAAGATGCCACGAATACCAGTGGATACTAAAGTTTGGTTGCAGGGCAAGAACGCAACCGATGACGCAACTGTTTCGTTTATGGTTGGCGTACATTTTTATCAGGATTAAAGAGGTTTAACTATGCCTTACAAAACAATGTCAGATGTAAACGCAGCAATCAAAGGAATTCGCCCTAAAGTTAATTTAGAGCAGGCAAACGTGATTGCATCTATGGCCGACTCAAATGAGAAAGAAGGCTCTGCGGAGAATGCATGGGCAGCCGCAATTGGTTCATTCAAGAAAGCGTATACCGTCCGAAAGGGCGCATGGGTAAAGCGCGAGGACGCCAAGAAGCCTCCCGCGCAGGAAGCAGAGCCGGAAGCGCTTGCATCAGAGAACGGCTATGAGATGGAATACAAGCCGACCTATGGGGCGCGCTCGTTCGATGAACTCGACCGGATGCGCGAAGCGTCAGAAGCAACTCAGGAAATACGCGAGAGAACGGACGACTTTACCGCTATGCTTTCAAATATCCTATACGGGGAGGATGCTAACAAGATTTCTTCCATGCAATCGCTGTTCGGTGAATACGTTGCAAGGATTGAGGGTATTCTTTCTGGCGAAACAATGGAAAGTGCAGATGTTGAAAGCGCAACGCTTTCAGAATGCTTTTCTGCTGATGTGACCGATTTTGTTGCGCTCGAAGAGTCAGATAAAAACAATCTGGTCACGATGAATGTAAAAATCATTCGCCCAGGCTGGGGAAATACGCGGGATAATAATTTCTATCCTGTTGATGTGTTGAAGCGCGATGTTGACAAATTTGTCGGCGCTAAAATGTATGAAAGCGACCACCGCTCAGAAGAAAAATCAACCCGCACGTGGGTATCGACTATCAAAGAAATTAAAAGTTTTGCAGACGACGGCGCTCCAATCGCAACCGTTGTTGTGCATGACCCTAACTTTGCAGAACGGGTAAAAAATCTGAACTCAGCCGATATGCTTACAAAAATGGAATGCTCAATTTATGGCAGCGCCAAGAGCAAGAACGGCTATGAGCAGGGTGGGCGCAAGGGGCGATTAATCGAATCAATTACAGACATTCAGTCTGTTGATTGGGTGACGCGGGCAGGGGCCGGTGGTCACGCGATAAATCTACAAGAAGACGGAGGCTTAGTTAATGGGATGCAAGAAGAAGACAAAAAAGAAGTAGCTGAACAGGCTCCTGCGGAAGACACTCAAATCAAAATTAATGAGCAGCAGAAACCAGATGCGGAAGAGCCGGTAAAATTATCGGAGCATGATGTAAAAGAAAAACTGCAATCGGCAAAATTGCCAGAGAAAGCAAAATCTCGCCTGGCGCTGGCTGAGTATGACTCAGAAGATGCTTTACAAGAAGCAATCCAGCATGAGGTCGAATATATCGCTGAAATTACTGGCAGTGGTTCTGTGACTGACTTAGGCGAGACACAGAAACCGCAAAACAAAAAACTGTCAATTGCAGAACGCGAAGCCTTGATTGACAAGGCCAACAAAAAGTATTTGGGATAAGGAGTAAATAACATGCCCGAAACAATTAGAGACAATTACGAGGTTAGTTCTTCCGGGGCCGTGCGACATTGGGAAATTCCCTTCGCCAGCCTTGAGGATGTAACCCCCACTGTATCATTTCCGGCTGCCGTTAACAGTCTTTTACCTGGAACGCAATTAACCGGAACAATTTTGGTAGTTGATGCAGCCGACTCTATGGCGGTGATTGATTTCACCTGCTCAATGGTCTATCTGCACACTGTCAAAAACGTATTGACCTACGCCGCAAACGTAGAAGCCACCTGGGGGCCAATCAATATTGGCGACCCGGTATATTATGACGGCTCTGCTACTATGATTGCTGGTGAGTATCTTTCTACCAGCCCGCTTGATAATCTTGGTGTAGCCAATCCGCTCTTTGGTCACGTCGTACCTGCTCCCGCTGGTTGGGACACTGACGCGGCCACGTTTCCGCATGGTGCGGCTTTAGTCGCATCTTCGCATGACCTGGCCGTGATGCAAATCGGCGCTGGTGGGTAAGGAGAAATAAAATGAAAAGAATCACACGTTGGTTAAAATCCTACGCCCTGGCCGAGAAAGGTTTTGACGTAGATAATATTGGAGATGTTCGCCTGGTTGAAAGTTTCGCCAAAGAAAACAACATCAGCGAATCATTGAGCGCCCTGGATTATCTCGGTAGTCATTATGACGAGACGGGCGAAACGAACATTGGCGAAGTTATGACTACGGCGCACTTTACCGCTTACTTTGCCGCTGCTCTGTCACGCGAGTTTTACAAAGATTACAACTATCAGGTCGGAACCTGGCGAGATTACACCTATCCGGATACCGCGCCTGATTTCAGACAGGTAAACCGTTTCCGCATGACCGAACCGGGTACGCTGCACCGCCGCCGAGAGAAGGCCGAAGCCAAGACCACCCACATTACCGATAGCTATATCAATTGGGGCGTTGAGGAATACGCAGAACAGTTTGACATTTCCTGGCAGACGATTATGAACGATGACCTCGGAAAAATCCGTGAGACTCCGCAGCGTATGGCAAATGCAGCCCGGCGCTTTGAGGATGCATGGGTCAGTAACTTATATGACAATGCCGTCACTCAAGCAACCCTGGCAGCGCTCGGCGCTCCCTGGGCAATCACAGGACGGTTGACTGCAGCTAATCTTGCAATCGGCATTAATGCAATGTCGGTGCGCACAGACGTGAACGGCAACCAGATGAACATTAATGGCGTTTGGCTGGTCATTCCAAAGGTGCTTGAAATTCAGGCAGCTACAATTTTGGAAAGTCTTTTAGTGGCTGGCGTTGCGACCAATGATAAAAACGTTCTCGGACGTTACATCAAAGGTATTCGGGTTGACCCGTACATCACAACCGCAGGGTTAAATATCCCCTGGTACTTATTCGCCGACCCCAACGAAGTGCCTGCCGTAACGGTTGGGCGCTTAAATGGGTTTGACCGCCCGTGGACGTACATGAAGCGCTCTGATATTCAAATGATTAACGGCTCAGCGCCTTCTCCGTTCCTGATGTCGGACTTTGCAACCGGCGATATTGAATATGCGGTTGAAGATATTATCGGCGGCTGGGACAGCCCAACCCTGGTTGGTGTGTCTGACTTTCGCGGTATCCTGTACAGCTCGGGAACCACGCCTTAATTAATTGGAATTAGCAGGGAGAAAAATCTTATGACAAAAGAAACCAAAAACGAAACTATGCGAATCTTACCGGGAACGCCTGAGATGGAAGCATTCTTACAGGCAGGTTATTCGATGGACATTGAGGAAGCAAAACGGATTGTAAAAGAACACGACACAAATCCTTCATCTGTTCCATACGATGTATTCAAAAACGCAAAAGCGATGATTGCGGCCTACAATGCCACGCCAAAAGTCATTTCAAAAACGCCCGGTTGGAAACGTGAACCAGTATAAAGGAGCATAATCTATGTTCGCAATGAATCCATTAGTAAAAGACCCCGCGTTCTATCCCGGTCAATGGGGTATTCCCGGCAGCGACTCGCCGCTCGGCATTCGCATGTTTCCAGAGGGCGTTACCTATTACGTACACTCTGAAAACCTGGCAGCCAATGATCTCAATGCGGGAACCAATCCAATGTATCCGCTGGCAACAATTGCCCAGGGACTTACAAATTGTACAGCCGGTCAGAATGATGTGGTTGTGGTAGTCGGGCAGGCAACTGCTTACCCGGTTGCCGCAGAAGTTCTCTGGAACAAAAACTACACTCACCTGGTCGGCATCAGTCCCGATTTATATGGGGTTGGTCAGCGTGTGCGCATTGTAGCGCCCGCCGCAATTGCAGCCACCCATGTGATGACCGTTTCCGGCGCTGGATGCATGATTAAAAATATCCAGTTCAACAACGAGAACGCAGCCGCAGCAGACAGTGGAGCATTATCGCTTTCTGGGCAGCGCTGCCTGTTTGAGGACGTATTCTTTTTGGGTATGTTCTCGGCAGTCGCAGCCGCACGCGCAGGCTCCTACTCCCTGACAATCTCAGGCGATGAAAACCAGTTTGTGCGCTGCACCATCGGAACCGGAACGCAAATGAGAACCGCCAATAACGCAGAGCTTATTTTCACAAGCGACAACTGCAACCGTAACAAGTTTGTTAAATGCGAGGTAATCAGTTGGTCGGTAACTGCTGGCAAATTCCTGGTGCGTTTTGCGGTTGGCGCTCGTCCGTTCGTGACCCAATTTGAAGATTGCGCTTTTATGAATCTCAACATGACCGGCGCGGGCGCGGCAGGGGCAACCCTGACAGACGCTTTCAACGATGCGACCGCTTTCTATCACATGTGCGTGTTGCGCGGCAAAACTGTTTTCACCGGCTGTACCGGGGTTTCGGATGTATTGACCAACATTTGGTCATCTGAAGCAGTCCCCGCCGCTGGTTTCGGTATCGCAGTTAACCCGGCAGCATAACGGTGATGTATGGCTAAGAAAAAGTTTGAGATTATCAAAGGCCACGAAGACGGCGAGATAAAACCAAAAGAACCCAAAAAGAAGGACGGTAAATAATGCCCTGTACTGGCGCATACGCAACTCCCGCAGAATATAACGCACTCATGTGCGCCGGTTTAGATTTAACAGACGCAGATACCGTCACGGCAATAACTACCGCTCTAACAATTGCCGCCAGTGATGTTCACGCAGCGCTGGCGGCGGTCGGGGCGTGTAACTGCACCCTGGCAAGCTGGGCTACCGTCTACCTGAAGAAACTCAACATCATCGATGCCGCCGTAATCCATAACTGCCCGTGTGGAAACCAGTTATCTGATTCCGAAAAGCAGACATTTCTTACATGGCTCAACGAACAATTCGCATTAATCCGCACACAGAAAATTGAGGTATGCGCAAATGCGACCGGCGCAGATTATCCTGCCTGGGGAGTTATCCAGACAGGGCTAACCGCATGGTCGGAAGCGGAGATTATTCAGAATGAATTTCTCAAAAGCGTGCCGTAAATGGGCTGCATGGGCAGGCAGCAGAACAAGCCGAATAAACCGGCAATCGTGCTTAAACTTGGAGAATTTGGTTTGGAACTGATTGAATACACTGGATGGCTGGAGATGGATTATTATATCGGCGCAGCGACCGGAAACATTTATGATTTTGGACTGGTGCGGCAAACCGGCTATGTGGATAGTCGGGACGTTGAAAGCATACTCGGAATAATCGAGGACAGCAAACTGGTATTCAGGATGGCGCAATAATGGCAATCGTGACGAAAGCAATCAAACCAACAAAGTTAAATATCGCGGCTTTTCGTGAAGAGATTGTTAGCGCGCTGAATGAAACATCAGAAGCAATGCTGAAAGAGTTTGAGAAAACTACCGACACATGGAAAGATAAGCCAACGTTTGAGACCATCAAAGACACGACCGGCGGTAATCTTGCCGTACTGGTTGCGACCGATGATGAAATATATGGTTATGTCAACGATGGTACGCGCCCCCATGATATTGTACCAATCCGCGCTAAAGTGCTGGCATTTCCTGGCGGGTTTTCCGCAAAGACTTCACCAAACGTTATTGGCAGCAAACCGGGCGGCTCATTTGGAAGCACAGTGTTTGCAAGAGGCGTTCACCATCCCGGAACAGAGCCGCGCAACTTTGACAGCATCATCCAAAAGATATTTCAGCCACGCTTTCAGCGCCGTATGGAAAAGGCAATGAGCAATGCGGCGAATCGATGCGGCCATGCGATATAAAGGAAAAAAAACTATGAAAGAAATTGATCGAAACATGTTTGAGGAAAAAGAGGAACAGCCGGAAGAAAGAAAAGATAAATCTTCCGCTGATTTCAAAGTGGTCGGAACGCATGGAAAGTCTCAGACGGTTGAATTCATGGAAGACGGCGAACCGGTGCGCGTAATCGTTCCTACAAAGCCATCCTACAGCAAAAGAGACCTGGAAGCCGGAATTCCTGCCAGTTTTCGCTGGGATAAACTCACGATGAAAGCCGACCCAAAACAATTAGCGGCAAACCTCCATAAACGGGATATATGGACGTTGGAGGATGCCCAAAAAAATACACGCGCTGTATTATCTGCAATTCAAGAGACATACGGCGTAGACCTGGCCGCAATATTGACGGCCAAAAAGGACAGGTAAAAGATGAATAAAGATGCAATTTTGACCGCTAAGAACGGCAGTCTATTCGTCCAGCCTGACGGCCCCAATACTGCATTAACCTGGCTGGGCTGTCATGGGTTGGGAACAGTCAGCGCTCCAAAGGGGACCGGGACGCTGCTGCAATGCTTTGACGAAGATGGAGTATGGGAAACCCACGGAGAGACAAGAACTCCACCAGGTATGATTACTTCTCAGGTTACCATTGCCGTAAAAAAGACAATGAGCGTTCTGGAAGCACTCGAAAACTCAAAGTGTAAATTCACTTTGTACGTCAACTCTGACCCATGCGGGCGATTGAATAATTTTGGCGGGTATGCGCGTGGTTTTGCGCTTCCTTACACCTCGGTTTCTCAGGTTGATGACACCGGAGCGCAGCACCATCGGGACGACACAGAATATACGCAGTTGTTCAGTATGGAATCATGGCCTGAACGTTTCCGCTATTTCAATTTATCACCTGAACGCCAGGCAACAACTTCCGCGCTGGCGCTCAATGATATTTTCTCGTGCGCACCCGCTGTGTGTTCAGAGTGCGGCGAAGCAAAGAACGCCTGTGAAGATTATTACGGTGCATCGGATAGCGCAGCCGGGCCTGCCACAGCAGATATTTTACACGGCACGAACTACGGTATAACCTGGGCGGCTACTGCTACCGACCCATTCGGAGCAGGTTTGCACGCTATGGCAATCCGCTGTTTCCCGTGGGGTTCTGGTACGCGCGTCCTCGCGGGTATGGACGCTCCCGCTGCTGCTCAAGGCATGGTCGCTTATTCAGATAATGCCGGAACAACCTGGACTATCGTCAATATCGGCGGCGCTGCTGCAGGGCATGGTGTAGTGCATGGCGGCGGTATCTTTGTACTGGACGCTTATCACATCTGGTTGGCAAGCGCAGCCGGTTACATCTATTTCTCAGATGACGGCGGTGTGACCTGGACGGCTCAAGAAGCCGGTGTGATTGCAGTTACGGATTATTCGCAGATTGATTTCCTGGATAAGAATATTGGCGCAGCCGTTACCGATGCCGGTATAGTCATCACCACGCAGAACGGCGGTATTTCATGGGAAGCTGCAACTGCTGTAACTGGCGTTCCCAACTTGATGTCTGTTGAGGTAGTAAGTCCTAATCGGATTTGGGTAGGGACTGCCGCAACTGGTGACATTTGGTATTCTGAGGATTTTGGCGACACCTGGAATGTACGCGCCGGTTGGGATGGCGGTTTTGCTGCTGCTTCAATCAGTGATTTCCATGCCGTCAGCGAACATGTAATCTGGTTCACCGCAAACACCGCCGGCCCGGTTGGCGCAGTTTATCGCACAGTTAACGGTGGTTTTACGTGGGAAGCTGTTGCAGATTTGCCGACTAATGCCGGACTAAATGCAGTATTCGCCTGTAGTGAAAACTCTGCGGTCGTAGTCGGGGAGCCGGAAGGCGCTCTGGCTGTGATTATCAAGATTGAACCGCAGGCATAACCTATTTTTTAGCAGGGATATAAATAATTTACAGCGATTCAATCATGGGATAAGGGTATGCTCCCTGCCATGCTCCCCCATGATTGAATCATAAGCAGGGAGCTTATTATGATAACATACAGAACAGGCACATTCACAAACTCGAACGGCGACACGTTCAGCGTCAAGGGTGTGCCATTTCTTTTATTTCAAGAGATGCGTGAGGCGCAAAAAAAGCGCTGGGAAAAAGAAGGTAAAGAACTTCCTAAAATACCGACTTATCATACAGACATCGGTGAGATTGACTGGGATTATAAGTCTGTGATGAAGGACGGAACAGAGGAAGAAAAATCAGCCTGGAAAGAATACGTAAAAGCGTTTAACGAGTTTGAAACTGAACTTGACACAAGGCGCTTAGATGTATGCGCCATGCATATTACCGGGGAACCCAACGAGGATAAAGATTGGGTGGATATGATGGAGGTTGCCGGGATTGAAATACCGGAACATGAGAACGCCAGAAAACTTTTATATTTCCGAACGAAAGTGATGGCGAAAAAATCAGAAACTTCCATCGAAAACGATGCAACGAGATTATTCATACTGGTTCAGGGATTGTCCGGTATTATTAACGAGGAGACAGCTCAAGCGTTTGAGCGCTCCTTTCGAGATACATTGGAGCGGAATAAATCTGGACGAACTAATCATAGACGAACTCGTAAAGCCCGGAAATTGGACGGCAAGCAGGTTATATGAACAGGTTGACACGGCGTATTATTGGAAGATGAAGCCTTCTGTATTCGGGATTTGTGAGCCTGACGAAGATGCAAGCCTGATGCACGCCTACAAAATAAAGTCTCAACAGATTGAACAATGGGAACGACATTTGGCGAAAGAAGACGCTGAGAGAAGGAAATAAGCAATGGCAATGCCAAAAATCGGTGTAGAACAAGTTGTTGTTGGTGGGGATAAATTCAACAGCGAAATGAAGAAATACGAAACCGCCCTGCTGAATGCATCAAAGCAATCTGATGCGTTCGCAAATGCACAGGGCAAATTAACTATCTCAGAGAACCAACTTTCAATTGCAACTAGAAAACTTGAGGACGCGCAAAAGAAATTATCATCAAATACCGACCCAACAAAGCAGGCTAAATTATCGCTTGAAGTAGATAGACAAAAAGTTGCGGTCGATAAAGCTAAAATGTCCGTTGGGCAATATGAACAGAAAGTCAAGAGCTTAGGGGCCGCACAAGATAGCGCAGCGAAGTCAACCGGAGGGCTAACAAACAGCATAGCAACTATGGCAATGGGAGCAATGGCTGCGGTTTCGATTAGCGCAATTGCTTCTGCTGTTGCTGATTTTGCAATTGCTTCAACGGATGCCGCCGGAACGGTAGAAGAAATGAGCGCTAAGTTCGAGGTGGTATTTGGAACGTCCGCGCCTATGGCAGCCGCGGCCATAGAGGAATACGCCGATACACTCAAGCGCTCAAAATATGAATTAATGGGTTTCGCTGCAAACATGCAGGACTTATTAGTTCCTATGGGATTTACGCGTGAGGAAGCCAGCAAATCATCTATTGAAATTGTGAAGCTGGCTACTGATTTGGGAACGTTCAACAACCTTCCAACCGCAAGCGTAATGATGGACATTCAGAGCGCACTCGTTGGAAATTATGAAACCATGAAGAAATATTCCGTACAATTGAACGTTACGAAAATAAATCAGGAATTATTAAACATGGGAATTGTTGGAGGAAAAGAAGCGGCCACCGATGCACAGGCGGCGCAAGCGGCATTAAATATTATTTATCGCGGCTCTGCCGATGCGCTTGGAAACGCTGTACGCGAGAGTACAAACTACACCGCCACCAGTATTGCATTAAACGAGGCCATTAATGATTTAAAAGTTTCTCTTGGACAACAGTTATTACCAGCAGCAACGCAAACAAAGAAAGCGCTTTATGACCTGATAAAAGCAAATGTGACCTATAACGAAACTATTGTTAATTCTATTGATGCAGTGTCCAGAAATGTTGTAGGCCAATCAGAATATAACCGCATCATGGGATTACTTGCTGCAAAAATGATTGATGCAGAAGAAGCCCAAACAATGTTGAACGAAGCAATGGAAAGAGGGGAAAGGCTTGCCGGGGGTTCGGCAGAGCAACATCACCGCTTACAGAGTCAATACCAGAGCAACGCAGCCGCAATTGCGGCCCAAACAAATGCTCTCGAAACACAGGCAAAATATAACGTTAGAGTTAAAGACACTCAAGACTTATTAACACAGGCTAATAAGGCCGGAGCATTGAGCGATTACGAATTAGAATTGATGGTTTTGCAACTCAATAAAGGTATTTTGGAATTAAGCGACGCGCAAAAGTCACAGTACCAGGCGGCCATCGACGCAAAAACCGCAGAGGAAGAATTAACCGCAGCGCTTGAAATGCAAAATAAAGCCGCTGTAGATTCCACCCTGGCAAATCTTGGACTGAACGAGAGCCTAAAAGGTGCAACCAGCGCACAGATTGCCGCAGAGAGCATAAAAATATTACAGGACGCAATGAAGAATGCTCCTGAAATGGCCGCAGCTTATTCCGCAGAGATTGAGCAGATACAACTGCAATCCGGGCTTGCATCCGAGAAAAGTATTATACAAGCCGATGCCCTGGCGCTTCTAAAAACAAAACTGGATGAAGGAACGATACCAGCTCGTAATTTCAGCGAAGCATACGCGGCAATATTTACGGCGGCTGCCGGGGCAGATGCATCTGCAATTCTTGCGCCATTTGAAAACGCTCCCGATGTGCTTACAGATTTACATGACCGACTCGCAAATGCCGGGGCAGACGCGGTTAATAGCGGTTTGCAATATTCCTCAAATGTCGCTAAAGGCGTTTCGGATGGGTCTGGAGAAATAGTAGATGCCACGCAGGAAGGAATTATTGACCCAACTACAGAGGCTGTTTCGGAGGCTCCCTGGAACACATTAGGCAACGAGATAATTGCTGGGGGCGTTGCTGCTGGTATTATTACTGGAACAGGTAGAGCAACCGCCGCCGCCGGAGGAATGGCAGACGGTATCAACGCAGAACTGCGGCGCATTGAGAGAAATATCACAATCACAATTCGTACTGTTCGGATTGATGAAGGCGCCGGTGGATCAACAGACAGCGGAGGAAGTTACACGCAGGGGCCTGGTTATGCGGGTTGTTTCGTTGCTGGAACTCAGGTAAGTGTACCTGGTGGACACAAACCCATTGAAAATATTGCTGTAGGAGATTGGGTATATTCGTATGTCGATAATAATATGATGCTTACAAGAGTCATTGCAACTCGGATTGTTAAGCGCGATGATACCATTCGATTATCTTTTGACAACGGAACAACTGTACAATGTTCACCAAACCACAGATTTTTAACGGTTGAGGATGAATGGGTAAACGCTGAAAACCTGTTATATAGGAACGTAGTTTCTGAGGACGGCGCAAGAATGGTTACTGCAATTACGCAAGTTAGTGATACATTTGAGGTTTACAATTTTGAAACCGACCATGAAAGCCATAACTACTTTGTGAATGATTGCGTTGTGCATAATCTTAAACTCGCTGGCGGCGCTGATTTTATTGTTCCTCCTGGGTTTGCAAGCGATACCTACGGCCCAATTTATGTAGAAAGCGGGGAGCACGTAAAAATTACTCCGGCAAGTGAAATGCAGCGCGAAAGATTGACCAATCAGAGCATTATTAATAATAACCAACAACAAACTACTAATTTTAATTTGAATGCCAGCATACCACAGAGCATCAACAGTATGCGGCAATCGTTCGATATGATGAGGTTATTGGCAGCATGAAAAAAAATGTGTATAATTTAATTTCAAAAGTTCAGGGTGGATACCCGATTTACAAAAACTGTTTTGCAATTATCCGACCCGAAGCAACAGTAAATATGATAACCAATCCGCAGATGTTTCGAGCGGGAGCAATTGACCCGGTGGGAGGAAAAGTAAGTCCTGCTGGTTATGCGGCGGTCGGCGGAGGAGGCGGAGAAAATATAGAGATTTCAGACGAACGCCAACGGCGCGGGCCATATTCGTGTAAAGTAGACGCGGATATTGGCGTAACCGGAGGAATTTCAACCGGAGGAATTTCACTTACCGTTGATGAAACCTATACATTTTCATTTGATTTGTGGGGATATAAAGACGCGGAGTATAGAGTCACAATTTCTAATGCGGCGTTTGCGGTAGTAACACAAATATCAATGCGCGGAAGTGAATTCTGGACGCGCCACAGTATAACCTATACCGCAAAAGCAACCGAAGACCATTACATCAGAGTTTTGCGCGTCACAGGAATTGCTTCTATTGATGCGCTGCCTTTTTATGTTGACGGTTTCCAGTTGGAAAATAAATCTTATCCGACTACCTATTGCGATGGAACGCTGTTGGGATTTGATAAAATTGGAATGTCGAACGACCTGGTTTATGGGTGGACTGGCGAAGCGCATATGTCTACCAGCTTCAGGACGAAAGAAACCCGTTCAGGCGGGCGTGAGATATTTCTGTCTGATAACTCAATAGGATTTAAGGTCACTGGTATTAATGGCCTGGGTTATCCTCCGGTAGAAAATAGCGTAATTCCTGTTCAGGCAGGCGGCGCGTTTTACCAGGGAACCAATTACGACGAAAGCCGCACGTTTGCTTTTTCTGGAGTGTTCGAGGCCGGAGCAGGTTTTCCTGATTTGCATACACGGCGCGCCAACTTTTTGAGCCTGATTAGATTTGATAAAACGTTTAACTCTCAGCAATGCAAAATGATTTATTACCCAGTAGACGAATGCGGGGCGCAGAAGTCAGAAAGTTCTGAGATTATCTGCGCTTACAGTTCCGGCATGGGGATGAATATAAATAACTATTTTCAGGAGGAGGTTATCATTGTATTTGATGACTATTCCCCTGGTGTTGAGGAAATAAGCGATAACGCAAAAGAATTGCTGTTCGTGGATGATATCACCACAGGATATTGTGTCAAGTTTGAGAACAGCGGATTTGACGACCTGAATACCGGAGCAGATAACGCGGTGTATGTCATCAAGCGCAACCCGGTTAATGGCCTGTATTATTTTGGAGGGACATTCCACAATATCGGCGGAGGCGCGGCGCTTCATATTGCCAGTTACAATCCTGTGACAGATACCTTTGCGGCATTGGGGGCCGGAGTGGATGATTATGTTAATGACCTGGATTTTGACGCATCAGGAAATGTTTACCCGGTCGGAGCTTTTCTAAATGCAGGCGGAGCCGCAGCAAGTTATATTGCAAAGTGGGATATTAACATGTTAGCCTGGTCTCCGCTTGGTGCGGGCCCATCCGGTATTGGTTTATCGGTTGCAGTTGCGAAATTAACTACCCAGACAATCGTTTGGGTGGGGTTGGTGGTTAATACGGGGGGAGCAAACTATAATCTTGTTGATGTAACAGACGATGGCGGGGTAACATGGGCCAGTGAGGTTACCGGGGCCAGTGTATTCGGCGCTTTCCATCACACGCGCGTTATTTTGCGCCCTGGGGTTTATCCTCCTGATATTTTCATGGTATCAAATTTTCCTGATGCCGGGTTAGCAAACACATACAGCCGGGTTAGGATTCGGTCTAGCGCCTATGCTTTGATTGGAGAATTTACATCTACCGGGGACGTTGACGGGGTTACTGCGATGGAAATTGACGACGTTGGCAGTCTGTTCGTAGCCGGAACAATTGAGAGAGAAACAACCGGGCCGACTCTGTGCAACGCAATCATGCAGTACACCGGTTCAACCTGGCTACCGCTTGGGGATGGACTATCTGAGGCCGGAACGTTGGCAGTAAACGATTTACATTATGACAACGGTAAACTGTGGGCAGTTGGGATGTTTGACAGTTCCGGGATTATAGATTTTCTTGAGCCGGTGGCATACTGGACGGGTTCTACATGGGTTCCTGGAGTAAGCTCGATAAATCTCCCTGGAATTCCAGAAATATATACTATCACCGTAAACGATGGAAATATTTATCTGGGATATTCAACAACCGGGGCGGCTTATATAGCCTACACTAACACGGTAACCTCTGGAACGGTTTCGCCGTCTTACCCAAAAATATTGGTCAAAGGGCCAATCTCACTTTATACATTATTCAAAAATGACAGAGGAATAAACTTCTCACCGATGGATTTATACTCTGACGAAACCGCAACCATTAATCTTGACCCGGAAGATTTTTATCTGAACAGTAATGTATCTGGAAATATCCAACATTTCATCGTAGACGGTTCAGAAACAGAACGGGTTTATATGGAGAATGGTGATAATTATCTGACGCTCTATGCATCGGATTACATTCAGGTTATCGGTGACCTGGATAATTTCTTTTCAGATTACGAGGGAATGTTAATTGATGGGCTAAACAGCAACAACGGAAAGCTCTATGTAGAGGTAACGGTTGCCGCCGGGCTAACTGTGTTTGCAGAATTCTTTTTGAACGCCGCGCGCACGCAAAAAACAGCAGAGTTTAACGCGGCGGTTGCGGCCCCTGGCGTTGCTGTAGTCAATGATTTGATTGATGGCGGTGTGTGGTCGTTGACGGTAGATAATACATCTCTGGCAGGTACTTATCTGTTTGAGGTTAATTGGGGCCTGGTGCGGGTTTTATGGAACGATAAATTCTCTGGAATTGACGAGGTTTCATTATGACCACTGCGGCGATTTATGAATTTGTTTATAAAGACCCCTACGGTATGCGCCTGTTTACGTTTACGCCAAAGGTTTTTAACCATGCGGAATGGACGCGCAAAGAAAATCAGGTTGGCATTATGGAGATTGAGTGTCCGCAGGTTATGTCAGATAATTATTATCGTTCAGATTCAATCATGGAAATATGGCGCACGATCAACGGAAAAAAATATCTTGAGGGCGAAACTCACTGGCTGCTTGACCGGTGGAATTTTGAAACGGCATCCACCAGAAGTTATTTTGGAAGTATGCGCCTGGTGGATACCAACCATATTATCGGCAGGAGAATTGTAGATTACAAGGCTGAAACGGCCTACAGCAAAAAATCAGATTACATTGACGATATGATGAAGGCTATCATACGGGAAAACCACGGAGCGCTGGCAACCGATGTGACCAGAGATATATCTGATGTACTGACAATTCAGGTAGACCGCTCAGAAGCGCCAACGGTTGAAAAGGCCTTTGCCTGGCGCAACTGCCTGGATGTACTGCAAGAACTGGCGCAATTAAGTTACGATATGGGAACCTATCTTGTGTTTGACACCGTAAAAGATGGGGCGGTAACGAATTTTAGAACCTACGTCGATAAAAGAGGCGCGGACAGGGGATCGGCCAGTAAAAATAAATTGGTATTCTCTGAATCACGTGGAAACTTAACGGACGTGAAACTTGAATACGATTACAGCAATATGTTCAACGCCATACGCGCGGGAGGGCAGGGGCGCGATGATAGCCGTAAAATTGCCATAGCGCTGGATACAGCTTCTATTTTATCAAGTCCAATTGGTCGGCGTGAATATTTCGCAGACTCAGCCGGAACGGTAGACACACTTGCCTACATACAATCCGAAGCGAACGGCAAACTTGCTGAAAGCCGCGCAAAGGTGCGCCTGACAGGTCGGGCGGTTGACACAAAAAACTTGCTCTACGGAATACACTACAATTACGGTGACATTGTTGTGGTAGAGCATAAGGGTATCACAATGGAGGCGCACATCGACACGGTGCATATCACATTAAACGACCGCGAGGAAGAACTGGATATTCGGCTTAACGGGGAGAAAACACTTTGAGCGACAATACCATGTGGTATAAAATGCGCTGGATGGAGGAGCAAATAAAACGGTTAAATACCGTTGAAGTTCCAATTAATGACGGCGCTGGCGTTTACAGAAACGCAACGCAGACATTTAACCTTTCGGCCAACGTGACCTATAATACCGAATTGTGGGATAATAATGATTTTTGGAACGCCGCAAATGGTGACAGATTTGTTGCTCCCGCAAATGGTATGTATATGGTTGGGTTCTCTATATCGGGAGGGTCGGATGTTGCTTTTCTTTGTAATATCCAGAAATATAACGCGGCTTCTGTGTTACAACAAATCATTTGCAGACATCTTCATCCGGCTTATGCCAGCGGTGGAAGTATGTCATTTTGTGCGCCCGTAGAAATGATTGCAACAGATTATTGTGTAATTTCTTTGTCGGCTTTTGCGGCAGCTTTTGTATCGTCTGCCGCCAATGCAACAACTAGCTTGAGAAATTGTTTTGGATGGATTGCGAGGATAAAATGAGCGATAAATTAGATATTACAATCAATGAGTTTGACGAGATAAAATTACATCAGGAGTTGATCGCCGTAGGTCTGCCGATGGTCACTCCAAAGGCAGGGATTAATCCAAGTTCAATGAAAATTTATTTTGACCGGGATATAACTGCGGAGGAAATTGCAACCGCAAACGCTGTAATGCTGGCGCACGTCCCAGGAATGAGTTATGCAGAAAGTCGCCGCGCAGAATACCAAAAAATTCAGCGCGATGAATACTGGGAAGCAATCACAGAAGCGTTAGAAACCCCAAAGCGCACAGAAAAATTGGATGCTTTGTTAGCAAAAAAGGCGGCTATCAAAGCGCTTTATCCAAAACCGTGAAAAGTCTGTTATGTAACAGAAATAATTAACAAAAAGAAAGAGGTAATAAAATGTTAGATTTTCAGTCTATGATTTCTCAGTTTGGGGCGCTGGCCGGAGTGGCCGCGCTCATCGCAGTTCTGGTAAACGTCCTGAAGCAGTTTGGAGTTGTCAAAGACGGGACCTCCCAAAATTGGGTTGCCGGGCTGAATCTGGCAGGGCTGGCAGCGCTTATCTCGTTGCGGGTATTTATGCCCGACGTGGACATTGCCGCGCTTGATTCACAGGCCGCGCAAATTGCGGTTTTGTTGGCTGTAGTAGCGGCATATATTAGTGAGATGGGTCTGTCAAAATTAACTCATAAACTGTTGAGCGGTGTACCCGCAATCGGGAAATCATTTAGCAAGTAAGGGGGTTCGTCATGGCAGCCGTTACAAATATCCGTGAATTTGCAGTCGTTGAGGGGCGCGTAACTGCCCTTGAAATTGGTCATATCGAAAACAAAAAAGATATTGACCGCATCTCTGATACCGTTTTTGGAAACGATAAAAGCGGGGGTTTGATAACGGCTGTGCAGGTTAATAATAGCAAGGTTGAGGCGTTGACAGATAAATTGGATATTATGGTAGTGACACTTACCGATAAGATGGATAGGCAAGCGAAAATCACAGACCGGCAAACCGATGCAACCTGGGGAGTTGTCGCAGCTGTGATTGTAACGGTTATTGGGTTTGTGCTTAACGCAGTTTTTACGGGCAGTCCATAAGCGCCTTGAATTACCCCCAATCAATTAAGAGCCTGAAACATGGCTCTTTTTTATTTAAGATAGAAGTTTCGACACAATGAAAATCACACAGATTATCAGAACGATTGCAATTACTATTTCCATCGCTTGCTCCTTACAGTATAATATAATTACATAATAACATTATCGCTGGCGCAAGTCAGGATAATGTACCTAAGATGTACCGACGAAAGGAGATTGAAATGAACGAGATTGAATCTATTTTCACGATTGAATTTTGGCTCATATTTGCTGTAGAAATTCTATTCGGAATTGTGATTGCTACTATCCTGTGGTTGCTGAGAAAGTATGAGTTTCTACCAGATGACCCAGGGAGTAGTGTGGTCTGGTTGGTCGTTGGCGTAGGCGGTACTGTTGCAATTTCCAGTTCAATAATTGGATGGATTAACGTCATAAAATTAGCGCTACTTTTCATTGCAACTGGAGCACCGCAGGGAGCCTACACGCTGGCCGCAATCGTGGACGCTAAGCGGCGGAAGATTGTCGATAAGGTGTAATGAAAGCGGAGAAGCGCCGCAAGCGCTGGCCGGTCTATGCAGACTGCGCCCGCATGGACGCAATCAGTAAGATTGATGTGTCAATCCTGGACCTGCTTAGAATAATCAACGGCAACCCATCAACGCTTGAGACAGCCCGCATTGTCGCCCGGGTAATCAATGAGTTGAGGTTAGCTCAAAAAATCCTCAACGATGTAAAATCTGAGAACTACGAAGGATAACAAAAGACCCCCGTAACCGGGGGTCTTTCAGTTCTTGCGCCACCTCGCGCCCAACCAAGCGGGAAGCGGCGGGACTGGCTTAGGTTAGAAACTGTGACAGGTCGCTGTCAATCGCTGCGCTTGCTTCCTCGTAGCGCTCCACGAATTTCAGGGTGTCCAGGTCTGCGGCCTTTGCTGCCTTCTCAAATTTTGTAGCGTCCAGTTTTACGGCGCTTTTCAAATTCTGTTGACACCATGCAAGCGCCTGTTCTGCGTCATAGCGGATTTTCTGCATAATGCGAATGCTCACACCGGGGAATTTCTTCTCGTCGGTTTCAGAATACCTCGCAATTGCTACTCGGCGCAACTCTGCTTCCAGTGTTGCGACTATTTCACTACGCTGCTTTTCGGCGGCAAGCGCATTTTTGTATTCCGGCGTTTCCGTTACCGCTTCAAGAATTGACTTTCTCTCTTTCGTCATTATGGCTTCGTCCTGCCGTGCTTCTGCAAGCTGTTTCAAAATATTTTCCATCATTTCAATTTCCTTTCGTTAATTCAGAATTATGATAAACGGTTTCCGCACTCGCGGCATTCTTTCGATCCATTCCAGTGGTAGGTGAACCATAAGGCCGCCAGTTTGGTTGACCTTTGCAGTTTCAGCCATTTGCTGAAACTCGAAAATATTTATTGTGCGCTCTGGCTGGAAGTGGCGCTGTAGCTGGATGACAGGGTTATTGTTTTTCTGGGTTGTCATTTCGCGCCGCCTTAAGTAATTCGTAGACTGCAATAACCATGTCTGGTTGAAGTGATTCAAAGTTTACATAATGAATATATGTCAGAGCTTTTCTGAGTTTAATTTCTTCGACGATTTCAGGAGTGACAGGTACAATGTCTCTTGATACACTCCACTTATCGGTAGAGATTTCTGCGCCAGAGCTATTATAATTTCTGCCACCAACAACGAACCGCCGCGTTGGAGTGATTTTCTCGATTTTCGCGATATGATATGCGCGCTTTCCCAACCCATTCGATTCAACCGCAACGGTATCACCAACCTTCAGGCCGTCCAGCCATTCTTGATTATCTGTCATTTCGCACCGCATTCCTTCTGAATTTAACTTCTTCGATTACACCGATGGATACCCGTATTGCGTTCAATGCCTGGCAGTATTCGCAGGCGTTACCGTCTGGCGGGCATGTGCAATCACCGTTCAGAACCATAGCGCGCAAGTCATAAGCCTCTGCAAGCAGCTTTTCTGCTTCATCCGCGACGTCACGCATGAAGGCAAGTTCTGTGACCATGCCTTTACGGGTCATCCAATCAATCACATCTTCGTAATTACTGGCCGCCTTTTTTGCTTCTCGCTCCATCTCGCATACGAAACGATTTGCAAGCTCGACATTTGAGTCAGGCTCGTTTGCTTCACTCATTCAATCCTCCGTGAGCAGTTTTAGACATGCTCAGGTCTTTTGAATTACTTTGCTCTATACAAATTCAGATTCCCCAACGAATACAACAACTTCGTCGTAGCAATCACTACAACCGTCATGTTTATGACACATAATTATTGCATCAAAAACAATCCCGTCATATTCTATATTGGCATATACATATTTTCTTTTGTATGTATATGATATTTCTTGGGTATCATATACTTTGATGATTTTAATTTCATGAGGTATAATTCCATACCCCAAATTTTCGTATCTACAAATTATTTCTCTTTCATCCTGCACCCCTAAATAAAAAGCAATAATTTCTTGTTCATGCTCAAAATTTCCGTTACAAGAACAGAAATCTGTAATAAAATATTCTGTTCTTGTGAGTTTCGCAGCAGAGATTATATCAATTCTATGACGATTGATATTAAAATTATAATCTCCCATTTTAACTCCTTTCGTTACCCTGCCTCATCAGCGCCGGGCGGGTTTCCGGCGGACACCCCGAAGGGGGGTGTTTCGGCTATCTAGCAACCTGGGTTCATGGCCTCGTTCAGTGTGCGACCAATGAAGGTGTACTGTCCGTACTGGTTCACTACGTGCCAGCCGGTCTTCAATGCGCCTGTGCGCTGGCGATATGAACCGCGTACAACTGCGGTGGCTGTCTGGTAGATACTCATTATTTTTTGGATTTTCTGGTTCTTATTCATCTTACTCTCCTGTTTTCTAAATCCCCTTGCGGGGTCAATTGGTTGTGTTATCTAATATAATAATAGCACAATACAATACCATTGTCAAGGGAATTTATAAACTCATTTCAGATTGTAGGTTTATGTTCTAATCTGTTCTAATTTCCCGCATATCTTACAGGGTTGACTGTCACGTAAAATCTGCCCGCAATGCCCGCAGTATTCAACGGGCTTGACCGGGGCGCTCCCCAAGATTTCCTCCAACTGTTCCATGCGCGCCTGTATGTCTGAGATAATCTCAACCGCTTCGGGCGGCATGGCCTGGCGCTTGTGGTTCAGCCTTCCCAGGATTGATAGGATGCTGGCGACCATCCTTGACGGCGTAAAATCTCCCGGCGCTTTCATCTCTCGAAACATTGTGACATTCAAGCCCTCAACCTCTGCCTGCTCCACCAGGCGAATATCCTCCGGGCTGCTGTTGCGGTAGATAGACCAGTCTACCGCGAGGGAGCGCTGGATTTTAGGCCATTTGCGCGAGGTGCGTTCGTGGTCATCCAAAAATGTGTATGTGCATCCAGTCTCCCCGGCCACAGCGTTGATGACCTCAGAGCGCTTATAACCTGCTGCTGCATGTTGGTCAACCAGGACGACAAGAATGTCGCCTAGCTGCCACATCGACTCGCGCATGTTCTCAACGCAGGCAATCACCCTGAAAATTGTTTCATCAGAAATTTTTAGCTTCATTTTTCACCTTCCAAGAGAGCGTCAAAACTGTGTTCTATGTTTCTCAAATTCTCCATAGACCAGCAAGCGCCATTCAGCACCCACGCAACCGCCAGCGCTTCATCCTGACGCAACAGAATTATTGTTGGTTCTTCCATATCTCTTTCAAATTTTAGGTATAAGGTATCTACCGGATGACCTTCAACCTTCCCGGCAGAAAATTTACAGTTTGCGTAAGGTTGCGCACACAATTCCTCATATTCGTATTCATCAGTCATTTTTCACCACCTCTCCCCAGCAATATGTAACAGAACCATCGTCAAATTCTCTTGAGCGCACAATTTCGCCGATAATATCTCTCGGCACAAATTCGCCGTCTCGATAATGACAATCACATTGCCACGTTTTGAAAATCTCGTTTAACCCTTTCATGGTGACGGCAACAAATACCATACGCTGACCGCAGTCCGGGCAATAAATAGGGGCGGTCATTTTCCACGCTCCATCATCGCCAATAGCGCGGCGCGGCAAATTGCTAATGGCATTGATTCTGCGCGCGCTCCATACTCAAAATCTATTGTGCAGATATATATACCGTCTTTGCGCTTGGTCATTGTCACATCGTTAAACTTATCAACCACCTGCCAGGCGGCGCTTATGTCGGATGATGGTTCTATAGCAGGCTCCCAATCTGGAAATGTTTTATTGATATCAAGCCCAATGTCAACTTTCCATAGCCCGCCGCGTGAATATGTATAAAATTCAGAATATATCCAATCATCATCCGATTTTTCTCTTAGGGATTTCAGGTTGTCTTTTGGCGGTTCTGGTTCGATAAATCTATCAATAATTAGCGCGTCCATCTCGCGCCCTGCTGGCATTACAAGAATTTCATCTCTCGTCATTTCCCACCATCCCTAATCTCGCGCCGCTCCCATATCCTGTTGTAGGTTTCGCGCAACAGATACATAGCAGATTTCCGTTTTAGACCGTAGTACATTTGCATATCTGACAGGCTGCCATTGTACCAATTTGCGTCAATTTGCTTACTCTCGACCCCATGGGCGCGGCCATCTTCCCGGTCGGTAAACTGCCAGAACTTCCAGGTTCTCCATGCGCCCGTGTTGGGTTTTGTAACTCCATAATTTGCAATCCATAAATCGTAATCCAACAACCATTTTGGGATTTTATTATTTAAGTCTGGGAGGAAGTTTTTGATTACGTCAACGTTGGAATAGAAAATTGGCGCTTTTCCCGTGCGCTGTTTGATGATTTCCATACACGCCCAAATAACTGAGAGCGTTGTTTTGCGGTCTGCGGTTTTTATTCCCAGCCGCTCAACATCGAAAGCCGGGGGAAGTTCGCCGTAATCACCCTCAAATGCATCCAGGAAGGAATTCATTTGTGGTACGGGGTCATCCAGAAACAGGTGATAGTGGTATGCTCCCCGTAGTAACCCGGCATCTTTGGCCGCCTGCCAGTTGCGCTTAAAATCAGGGTCATTCCAATCCCCGTATGTGGAGCGCAGGTAAACAAAATCCGTACCGTGCGCTTTCATCTTCTCGAAGTCAATCATCTGCGGAGTGTCGTTTTTATCATTCCAGGCGCTTACATCGTTACCGTATGCGTTTGTCATTGCTGCTTTCCTTTCATAAGATTTTCGATATTCAGGATTGACTTCTTAATCGTCAGAATTTCTGCTGAGATATTTTCCAGCAGTTCATCGCAGACAATCGGCGGGGTTTCCGGCTCTGGCTCTGGTGTAGGCACAGGTACAGGTACAGGATTAGTTGGCGAAACTTCCAACAGGTAAAATAATTTCTCCGGCGTGCCATTAAAAAACGCCGCGCCCATTACGCCATCACCGGACAGGCGCTTGAAGTCAGGAGAAATGAATCCGGTTCTCAATCCTTTTTCTGCTGCAAATTCAGCCCACACCCAAAATTTCCAATTCATGCAAAATGAGATTGGCGGGTTGTCATGCTCCTGGCCGTCATAGCCCAACAGCTTTCCTTCCGGGTAGTAGTTGTCAATCTTATTCCAGTCGTTCAGTCGGACAACTGTTTTCATGGTGATAAAATCCGAACAGCAATAAGGCTCCTTCGCCATCACCGACCCCAGGTCATGGTATGAGTCACGAATAATCCGCTCGTCAATCATTGGAATGACAAACTGAATATTATGATTGACGGTTCTTGCATACTTGCGCACCCGTTCAATGGCGCTCGATACAATCCCGAACACGTGGGGGCCGGCAATCGGCTTTTTATCGTTGTTCAGAAAATTGAAAAAGCGCAACACGATAACCTGAACATGCTTGCTTTGAATCAGGCTTTTAATATCCAACCATACTTTATCATCCTCAAGCAATACGTTATCCTCAAGCGGGTAATAACCCAGATCGGGAATGTTCTGGTGATAAGCGTTTACGTTCAGATTATAAATGCCGACCATCGGCATATTGTATTCAAAACTCTGTTGCAAAACGCCATTTTCCTGTATCCATCCGGCAACCGGTTTCTGGTAATCCCAATTCATGTAGGCCATTCCAAAGGCCGCTCCCGCTTTCCAGGCAGGGGTAAAATCAAATTTCGTACAATGTGGGTCAACTAAAACACCTAACGTTCTTGTCATTTTCTACCTCTTTCTCAATCTGTTGTAAACAGCGCCAAAATGCGCCGTTTTTCAATTTTGTTATTTATTCGAATGTATGTTCTAATTCCGAACTTCCGTAAACCTTTACAGTCGGATAATCCGTTTTCGTTGCTTGACTGATTATATTTGTGGTTTATGTAAAACATTCGTTTGCGCAATGTTCAAAAAGTGGTAATTTTGCGCGCTCTTTAAACTCTGCCTTATCAAGAGTCACCCTTGACTTATGAAACCATAACCCGCTATCTTTTTCTCTGATTTGAGTTTCTAGTTCAATTGCTTTTTGCATATCTCCGGGCGTGAGAGAAAGCCAATCTTCATCACTCTGGTTCGGACACATCCAGCAACGTGAGCGTGGCGGTTTCGGTAATCCATAATCCTCAACAATTTTTATACTTTCGTGGCGGCGTAATTTAATATCAAATATCAGCGGGTAATGGTTTGTTATCCATTGCACATCAGATACGCGCATTCTATGCGTTTCATCCAGGCTCATGCCAAACCACATATCACATTTTTCTACACCAACAGAACGTAAATATCTGCGCACAGGACGTTGCTTCCATTCGTTGCTGCAAAATGTCGGCAGCTTTCCGTTTTCTGTGTAGCATGGCAAAAGACAATCTGATTTTTCATTGTATAAATCTACGGTTGACAAATCATGCGGTATCACACGAATATCTGGAAACATATTCGGCGCATAATTGTTTATATAATCCCAGGTCGTCTGTGCTTCTCTGCCAGTATCCGCAAAAACGATTAAATCAGGCTGTGGTAATCTGCCTTGTTTTATCAGCACAAGAATTGCAATTGACTGAGTTCCCATTCCGCTTGAAAATACTATTGTCATAACCTCATCTCCACCAGCTTCACCGCCCGGTTTACGCGCGCAATCTCATAATGTCGACCGTCCCTCTGATGGAGAAACTTCATCCCGACCGGCATACTGCCCGCTTGAATACTGGCATTGATATCCTCCTTTGTGAACTGCGCAATACCCGGGCGTAGGCCGCCTTCGTCAAATGATAGTGGGTCATAGTCAACCATGTACGGCGCACAATCGCGGCGCTGGGCGTGTTGTTTGCGAACGCGTTTCTGCTCCTGTTCGGCGGCACAGAGGTTGCAAAGGCCGTGATATGGGTTGTGAGTGGGGGAGCCGCAATCTTTACAGTAGCTCATTGTTCATTTCCTTTTGTTTTTGCGCTTCGATCATCAGATATTTACCGATATACTCGGTGTAGTCCGGTGGGATTGCCTGGGATAGTTCGTTGCCGGTCATCCATTCGATACCCATAGCGTCGCGTCTATCCTGTGTACCAAACTGAGCTATTTCGTCGCGTTTGCTACTACCGCCTGCATGTCCCCAAACCCCGATTGTTGCCGGGAGTTTTCGTGCCGGGTTTTGTCCTCCTCCATAAACACCAATGACAGAGCCGTTATTATGCTGGCATGGTGGAGTTAATCCAACCAGAAAAGATACCTCAAAATATCTGTGCCGCCTTAGTTGTGACCCATATTTCGTTTGCAGTCCGAACATCGTACCGCACAATAGAACAGGGTTGATAAGCTCCATTTTTGCGCCTTCGACATTTTCAATTACATACGGCTTTCCGGTTTTAATCAATAACTCTCTTATAGGCTTTATCATGTCTGGATGATTATTGACTCTATCCTGCCATCTTCCATTGGTCATTGTAGAAAATCTTTGACACGGCGGGCTTGCATGAATTGCATCATATTCGTGTCCATGTTTTGCGATGTATTCAAGCGCGTCTTCCTGAATAAATTTGAATGGATAATGCGGCTGATGGTTAATATCAACTCCGGTTATATCGTCAAATCCAGCGCGACTGTAACCAACAGAGCAACCTCCCGCGCCACAAAAAGCGTCCAGCAATTTCATTCCTGTCCACCAATCATTGCCAGGAGCGCGGCTCGGCAGATTGCCAACGGTGCGGTATCTGCATTCGCTGAGTAATCAAGTTCATCTCCGAACATTGCAAACCAATCATCTTTGCGCTCCAAATAAAACGGCATATCCAACTTCTCAACCACTTGCCACGCGGCGGTCATGTCGGATGATGGTTCTATAGCAGGCTCCCAATCTGGAAATATCTTATCGACATCAAGCCCAATGTCAACTTTCCATAGTCCGCCGCGTGAATATGTATAAAATTCAGAATATATCCAATCATCATCCGATTTTTCTCTTAGGGATTTCAGGTTGTCTTTTGGTGGTTCTGGTTCGATAAATCTATCGATAATAAGCGCGTCAATCTCGCGCCCTGCTTCCATTGAAAGAATTTCGTCTCTGCTCATTTCATCCTCCCGCAAAACAATGATTTCAGTTCATCCAGCGCCACCGCGATAAACTCTCTAACTGCGATACTGAGAGCCATCAGTTGATAGGCCGCTGATTTCTCAGGATATGATTTTACGTCTGCGATTCTGTTGTTCTCGTTGTCAATCATTCGCTCACCTCCGGTGGTTGCGGTAATGGCCGCCAGTGACTGCTATCGTTACAATTGTAGACGTATTCGCATGGCGTATCACCAGGGTTGTTAGCGCAATTATGGCAATTTCGTAATCTATTAACCGTTGCTTCCAGTTCATGTATCCTATCCAGTACCGCCCAATCAAATCCCGCTTTGTCATCCGCTTCGATGTGGCAGGCGACTGATAGGCGGGTTTCGAGGTCGTCAATCCGTTTTTGCAACTCAGAATATTTCTGGCCGAATACCGTTTCTTGGTCACGCTCCCATGTGCAATATACGCACATCTGTTCACCGATACCAGTTTCCGGGTCTGGTTCAGTCATCAGGAGTGGAAGGCCGCAATGCTCGCAACGTTCGTTATTCGTGAGTTCGTCGTCTGTCATTGATTTCCACGTATTCTTGAACTCTGCTATTTTTGCTTCGAGTTCTACAATCCTCTTGTAAGCATCAGATAGTTGACTCCGTAATTCGTCGGCCAGCGCCCATGCTTGATAATTCCTGCTGCTGACGGTTTCTCTAAGTTCAGCAATGCGTTTCTGCATGGCTTCATACTCCGCGTCGTAGTTGTTAATTGCCGCGCGGCTTTCTGCGGACAGCGCCGCCCATTCTGCGGTGGTCATAAGTTTATCGGTCATTTCGACTCCCATTTTCTCCAAATTACGCCATAAATAGTACAATCGCGGCATGGTAATTTGTCATCCTCAAGCTCTTCGTATTTGCATGTATCACAGTTTTTTGTAAACTTCGTTGATTCCAGCTTAGCAACCAGTATTTTCTGCTCCTGATAATCTTTCAGCAGTCTGTCATAATTCGAGTGCGCAAGGTCGATGGACGCGGTCAACTGCTCGCACCAGTCGATTAGTGCGGGGATGGCAGAGAAAGCTCTTTGAAGATAAAAATCTTTTTGTTCATGGGTGCATTCGTACGACCGGATATATATTCTATATGACTCACACGTCACATTCCATTCTTCCAACTGTTCTTTCGTAATCATTTCGTCCCGTCCTTCTCATAATCCGGTACGGTCGGGCATCCGCATACCCACCACCAGAACATGACCCACAGGCCACAGATAAAATCAGTTGCTTTGTAAATTGCGTTCATTTCATCACCTCAAATTCAATTACAAAAACACAGGGATTGCTTTCCCAAGAATAACCGCGCTTGGCATTGATAGAGTTCCATTCGTTCATAAACCATACATCAGAATTTAATCCGGAAAGATTTGGCGCTCCCTCTGCCAGTGTATCGACAGATTTAATTTCCTGCACTCGCTCTACCCGGATACCGACAATCTCCAGCATGATTCGGCTTTCCAAGCGTGGCATGTGGATTGATGGTTTCCACTTCATTCCAGGAAGAAAATCGTTTTCGTCGGTGGCTCGATAATGGACACCACCCCCGTAAGATTTTGGTACTGGATACCATGCTTCCCGCACCCATAGTCTATCGCCGGGAACGCCATATTTGCAGTTTATCCGTTTCACAAATGGACTTCCATTTTCTGCATGAGTGACAAATTTTGTCGTCATCAGAATTCTTTCTGCAACCTCAACGCTTTTATAAATCCAGGGTATGCCATCATCAGTAACGCCGTCTGGTTGCGGAATAATTACCCGTCTTGTCTGCGTTTTTCTGCCCTCCAGGATTGCGCGCACGCTCTCAGCAGTAAAAATAATCGGTCGTTCTTTCATTTCTCACCATCCTTTAGCGCTTTTCTCGCACGCTTTCCATCGTCAATCCAAATAAAACTTGTCTCATCGAGATAAATAAAATTGTTCGGGCCAAACCATGACATTTTCAATGCATAAAATTCAAGAGCTTTTCTCAATTTTGCGTTTTCAGCTTCAAGCTCCACAATCCGCTTTTCGTCATTGCAGGCCGGGCAGCATCCAGGACAATATTCTTCTTCTCTGTGGCTATGACGTTCGCAATATTCTTTGCTTGTAAACCAGTGACCGCAACCAGCGCATTTACCGTAATGCTGGGCTGGTTTTGGGCTTCCCGGCAATCCTTGAGACAGATAAACACTCAGTTCGTCAATGATTTCAGGTTCTTTTAATTCTATGGTGATAACGGTTTTTGTTCTTTCGTTTTCGACACTAATTTCATCACCAGATGAACCGCTCATCGCCAACAAATATCTGACTGCATCATATATGTTATTTTCTGCGCGAGGTTCATCATGCACCGGCTCCCCTCGTTTCTGGATAAATTCAAGTGGTATCATTTCAATTTCCTTTCAATCAATCGGCTCAAGCCCAACGCAGATTTCAAATTTTATAAACTGGAAGTTCAGGATATACAGCGTATCATCAGCAACGCTAAACAATTCGATTTTCAGAAAGCTGAATTCTTCGCCAGAAAACCAACCAATAGAACCAAAAAATCTTGCTCGTTTTCCTTTGAGATAAATTACTATGCTCATTTCATTAATCCTTTCGTCTTACATCTGCAAATTTTGTCTGCTGAGATAGCCATAGTATAGCTACCTCTCCGGTTGGGCCGTTGCGCTGCTTTTCTTGCACAAACGAGGATGATACAATCCGACCGTTTTCTTTTTTATGCCAGATAAACATTACGCCATCTGCCGGCTTTTCGCCGCCTTCGTTCAGGTCTGATAATTGCGGTCTTTTGTTTTCTTCCCCGCCGCGTGCCTCAATTCCCCGGTTCATCTGGTGGGCGCACCAGATAGGGATATTAAAATCAAGGGCGATATTCTTAAGCTCGTTGGCGCAATAGTCAACCTCTTCGTGCTTTTTACCGCCCGTGCGCTTACCGTTGTCAACGCGCATCCTATCCAGGCTGTCAAAACAAATCAGGTCCAGTTTTCTTGCCCCCGCCAGAACTTCGCACCGGGACCTGATTTGCATCGGGCTTGCCCCAGGGATGGTTTCAATCAATATTTCAAGGCTGGACAATTCCTCAACCGCGCTTGTAAACTTTGGGTAATCATCCTCATGGATTCGCCCGGAGCGCAGAAGCTGGTAATCAATGCCGGACATTTGAGATAACATTCTAAGCGTTAACTGTTTCGATGGCATTTCCAGGCTGAAAATAACCACATGGTTTTTGTGTAGATTTACGCCAGATTTATACTCTGCGGCGTGCCGGGCAATTTGTAATAATGAGGATGTTTTACCCATTCCGGGCCGACCGGCAATCAGGTTAAAATCGGATGGTTGAATACCGCCGCCTAATAGGGTGTTGTAATCTATCCAGGGGGTTGGAATGCCGGGGGTCTCTTTGCTCTCGGAACGCTCGCAAACGTCATCATAGACCGCATCAACTGAATCGTGAATGCTGATTGATCGTCCTGCTCTGATTAGATTTACGGTATCGGATAAACTATGCGCTGTGTTCGCGGCAACTTCTGAAATATCGGTTTCCACATCAAAAGCCAGCCGCGCGATATCCCCGGCGCTTCCTATCATTCGCCGCCTGATATAGCATTCGTGCATCAGTTTTGCGTAGGCCACCGCGTTTATACTGGTTGGGGTTTCGGTAATCATAGTTACCAATCGCGCATTACCGCCGATTTCTTCCAGATGACCGCCTTTTTCTAATTGCGCCGAAACTGTTATGTAATCAATCGGCTGGCGGTCATTGGATAATTGCTCGAATGCCGCCCACACAAAGCCGTTGCGGATAATGTAAAACTCTTTCGCGCCGTCCGGTAATTCTTCGCGGCACAGGAAAAAAGTCTCAGGGTCAATTAGGATTGAACCCAACACAGCCAGTTCTGCGGCCAGGTTATTTGGCTGCATCATGGAATTGTCGGTCATGCCGGCACCCGATTCAACGACCGCGAGAACGGGGTATCAGGTGGAGGCGGTGTTGTGGGGATGACTTTCTTTGCGGCTTTTTGAACCCGAATGCTATTCGCCGTCTTTATCGCGCCGGATAATGATGTTAAATATCTGGCATTGCCTTTATTCGCGATATGCCATTTTAACCCTTCCATAATGTCATCCTCAGTTATTCCAAGCTCAA